TTTCATAATCAGATTGGCAATAGCCTGCTTGCTGTATTCTACCTTCTGATTCTCAAGAATGAACTGGAGCCTCTTCATAAAGGTCGCAGCTAGTTTTGGATCGTTGATCTTCACTTCGTTGAAATCGATCACGGTACATCTTGAATGAAGAGGTTCGATAATACGATTCTTGAAATTACAAGTCAGAACAAAGCGACAGTTGCCAGAGAATTCTTCAATGAAACCACGAAGAGCCGGCTGCGTCGATTGAGCATTTAGATAATCGGCTTCATCAAGTATTACCAGTTTGTATTTCTTTTCCATATCAAGCGACATAGAAGAAGCAAACTGTTTGATCTTGTTTCTGAGAATATCAATTCCACTCTCTTCAGAAGCATTGATCAAAAGACAATCAAGTCCCAGTTCATTAGCCAAAGCACGAGCGATAGTTGTCTTTCCTGTACCAGCAGGGCCAGCCAAAATGATGTTTGGTACATCATTGTTCTTCACAAATTCCAAGAAAGTTGTTTTCAACTTAGATGGAAGGACACAATCTTCAATAGTTTGTGGTCGGTATTTTTCTACCCACAATAGGTTTTCTTTCATAATGTAATAATATATTAATTCAAATAGATGTCAATAAAATGGTGGGCGCCAAAATGACACCCACCATAATACTTATACCTCTTCCTTAAAATCGAATTCCAGCTGTTCTGGTATCTTTTCGACTTCTTCGGACTCAGGCTCTGGTTCATCTTCATCTGGCTTATTCGCTTCGATGAATGCATATAATTTATCTCTCAAGATACCAACATCTGTCAGTTCGGTTCCTTTAAAGGCGCCGCGTTCTGAACAGATATCAATTATCTGCAAGGATAAATTTAGATCATTTATATTGATCGATGGTTCATTATTTTCTTCGTCCATATAACTAAGCAATGTTTGTGGATTTATCTAGAGCTATCCAATATTGGACATTCTTTGTTTTGTGTTTCCAGTTGGAAATTAATTTGTTGGTGATGTTCACTTCGTAGTCACCGCCAATAAGTTTAAGATTATCAATGTTGAAACGATAATCAGAATCATTCTCATCGCCACTATAATCTCCGACCTCTAGAGAATAACTATTGGATGATGGATTCTGTGAGCAAAGAACTTTTGCAACAACCTTTCCGCCATCTACCGAAAGAGATAGCGAAGGAGAATCGAGGCTCAGACTTGATGCTGCACGACGAATGGCTTGAATAGATTCATCGGTAAAATTAAATGTCATATCAGCCGCGGGCATATTAATATCCTTTGTCTTCTTTGTCAAAATTTCCTTGTCTGCAAAGTGGTACTTTACACTTGCTGAACCAGATTTAAGAGTAACATGACTATCAAGGAATTCTAGCTCGGGGTCTTCAATAAGACTGTGAGCAGAAAGGAATTCATTTACGTCATAGATACCGAATTCAGAATCAAAGGACTGTTCAATCTGAGCTTCTGCTAAGATGTGTTTTGCCTCTGCCAGTGTTGAAATAGTCGAACCAGGGTTGACTACGATGTTGGGTTGAATGGCACCAAAATTTCTTAGTACCTCTATTGTTTCATTACTTAGTTTCATTGTATATAACTATATCAGGTTATGGTTCTTTGTCAAATCTATTTTGACTTATTTTCGATCATCTTCGCAGCGATCTCATTAAATTCTTTCATCCAACCATCTTCACTTGCTGGTGGACGATCATCTACCCAATTATCTCTTATCATTGAATCACGAAGAACCGCGAGTCCAGTTATAGCATGAGATATGTGATGAATACCAGAATCGGGGTCGATGTCTTCGCCCTCATACCATGCGGCTAAATGTCGCATCGCAGCATCATAATATACAGAGCCTCGAACTCCCGCTTCTCTCCAATTAAAGCGACCATATTTTAGGTCGCCGTGTAGTTTAACAAGTCCTGCTTCCATCAGAACATTCATAGGCATTCCGCTCATGGGTACCTTTTTAATTCCGCAAGAATCTTTTGGGTTAGTTGGTTTTCTTTTCATATAAAATTTGATATAGTGAGGTGGTACCCATATGGGCACCACCTCGATTGATTATGAATTACTATCGTATCCCTCGACAATAAAGTGTTTATGGCACATCGACCTCAGCATTATAGGCTTCGTAGTCAGCAACCGGTTCTTCTTGAGTGAATTCCTCTAGGTTCGCAGATTCATCGATCTTCGTGTAGAGGTCAAGGAAAGCATCCTTAGTCTCACCGTCGAAACGGTTGATGCACATCTCAATCGACTTCATGCGATTGGCGAAAATGGAATGGCTCTTCACAATGTGGCAGAGACGGCGAGTAGAAATCACTTCGTCCACCGCTTCGTCTTCGAATGTTTTACGAATCACATTTGACCAGGCGACAAGCTTGTCGATAAACTCGAGGTCGTTCACCTCATATTTTTCGGCATGCTTGACCAAAATCTTTTTCTCAATGCGAGCGGCAGGATATTCCTGTTCGATTGTGGCGACAAAGCGTTCTAAGAAGGCATCGTCAATGATTGATGCCGCGGTGTAGCGACCGTCATCAGAACCACGACCTTTAGTATTCGCAGTGGCGATCACCGTGAAACCTCTGGCAGGGGTAATGACCTCACCAGTCTTCTTTAGAAGAACAGGATTGCCCTCAAGAACCCCTTGGAGGCACATGATCTTGTTAGTCGAACGGTCGATCTCGTCGACCAGTAGAACGGCTCCACGTTCCATAGCCTTGACTACGGGGCCTTTTTGATAGATTGTCTCACCATTGATGAGTCGAAAACCACCGATAAGATCGTCTTCATCGGTCTCGGGTGAAATCTGAACACGGATGTATTCACGCTTGGCTTTGGCACAAGCTTGTTCCACCATGAATGTTTTACCATTACCGGACATACCCTCAATATATAAGGGGTAGAAAATACCAGCGGCAAGAATATCAGACACAGTCTTGAATTCACCCCATTTGACATATGTAGGGTCGACGGATGGAATGTGAATCTCATCGTCAACAACCGAGGCAACTGTGGTTGCCAGTTTGAAATTCTGAGCAGCAGTTGGAACCGCGGGGGTCGAAACAGGAGTGTCGGCAGTGAGGAATTCACCAGTGACCTCCGAAACAGGAAATGAGTAATAACCTCGAGTCGAGCCTTTCGAGAACATTGTTCGAACCGACTTGTGGACAAGAGATCGTTTCAGTCCGAGACTCTCACCGACATCGACGATGTCACGAATCTTGACTGGGGCTTTAGTGGAATCCATCGCTTGGTGGATGGAGGCGATATTTGTGTTTGTTAGCATATTTTTCATAATCAATCTTATATGTATATTATATCAGGTTTTGGAGATTTGTACAGGATTTTAAGGCTTTGAGTATCAACGGGTTGGGAAATTGGTTTGTATCTTTACCAAAAATTGATAAGTTGTTGATATTCAATGAATTAGACATCCAGTTCACTTCGTGGTTTAAGCAATTTGTTGAGCAAGGCTGGTTAGAAGAACCCGTGTTTGGCGAGCCTTTTGGTTATGGGCACCGAACTGTTTAGCAAGCTTGTTCTGAGCCTTGCGAGAGTTAGCAGCATCTTCGTCGATACTTGTTACAAAGTCATTGTCATTAATTTGGACATCCGAATCTAAGATGTAGTAGGCACCGAAACCACGATTCTCCACACTTGAGAAACCATTCTTGGCATGTAATTTTTTGGCTTTCTTGAGTTTATCCGCTCTAGGAATAAAACGAGAGAGAAGTCGAGTGAGTTGTTTCTTGTGGTTTGGAAGAAAAAAACCAATAGTGGATATACCGGGTAGATCACCAATCATCTCCATCAGATCATTTGTTGACCTGTAACGAGAGATGGTGTGATTCTTACCTCCACATTTGATTTCAATTCTAGAGCGCATCTCATTCCACTCATGGGTCGTATTGATGTTAGAGCTTTCTCCATCTGTCAGAGTAACAAAAGTGGTTTTCTGTATTCCGTTCTTCTTAGCAAAGTCAGTCACAATGGTTGGCATCATAGTCAATACGCTATCCAATGGAGTGCCACCGAGTTGATCGTATTGACCACCACGCCAGTGAGTATTCTGAGTCATCCAAAGGGCTTTGAAAGCCTCTTCATATGTTGTCTTGTTCATCTCACTGGTGATGTGTTCCACAAGAATCACATTGGAAAGGTCAACCTCATTGAATGTCGCCTCTATTTTAGATGGTGATTTGATCGCCCATGTATTGGTGAAAGAATAAACCCGAAAAGGAATTCCTACCTTCTTACAAAAGGTAACCAAGTTGAGAGTCTGATCGATCACATCTTTAAGAACTCCAGCCATTGAGCCAGAATAATCTAATAGAAAAATCATGCCGTGCGATTTAGAATCAGCAAGCTTGGTTTGCGAGAGGAAAAGTTCATCGGTCAACTTGTAGTTGTGCAGCTTGTTCACATCCAATTTACCTGTACGACTTTCTGTGGCACGAGAATATTGATAAGCAGCTTTGCGTTGTTCGAATTCACGAACCAGAGTTCCAACCTTCTTATTAGTTGCCTTACGAAAATTGGTGTATCGAGTGTTCACATCCAATTCAATCGCACTGTCTTCGCCGAAGATTTGAGTGCCGCGGTCTTTACGCAACATATCGTACTTGATGATCGAGTCATAAATGTAGTTTGGACGTGGGAGCATCACCGGTGTGTATTGCCTCTCATCTTGGTCTTCTACGATTTGCTCAAGCTTGTCTTCGAAATCTTTAAGAGTATCAGCGACGAGTTCTTCAGGGACAGATTCACTTGCACCGTCATCAGAAGCAGCTGCGGAAGTCTCTGTTTCATCATTGTCATTTTCAGAACTGATGTCAGAACTCGATGCATCGACATCAGGCATACCTTCATCACCATCATCGTCTGTTTCTTCACCACCATCGGCTTCGGAGCCATCGTCTGTTTCTTCACCACCATCGGAGTCAGAACCATCAGTTTCGGTATCCTCGTCTTGTTCTGAAGGCAAAGGGTTTGAATCTTCGGCTTCTTCAGAAGAGTCATCGTCTTCACTTTGATCTTGTGGTGGCTCTTTATCAAGCATGTCTTTGATCTCTAGGCAAATGTCTAGAACATCGTCGAATGTTTCAGCCTTGAGACACTTCTGGTAGATTGCTTCCTCATCGTCATCCAATGGGATGTATAGATGTGAACCAACTTTGCCTCGCAAATTGAGACGGTCAAGAAAACCACATTCGGGTATGTTCTTTTCCTTGGTACCAAAGAAGTCATCTTCGACCAACTCGGAATAAGCCTTGCGGAATACTCGTGGTAAGCCAGGATAAGTGTCTTGAATCATTCGCTCGATTCTGATGTCTTCGACAATATTGCAGACATCAAATGGAATGTTGCCACACTTGGTATGGAAGTCTTCAATTCCTTTTTCAGGAGTGTAAAGGGCGTGTCCGACCTCGTGTCCGACCAACATATCGTAGACATCCTTGCTCTTGTTTTTCCACATGGGCAAACCAAGGACACGATTCTTAACATCAAACATTGCGGTCTTCATGTTGCCGTGAGTCACAGTAATGTTCTCTTTGGCTAGAAGACGGGCGAGGGTGGATTGGAGTTCGTAATTCATAATTAATCTTATATGTATATTATATCAGGTTTTCGCAAATTGTACAGGACTTTATGTCTTTCACCATCAACGGGTTATGGTCTGTATAATTCATCTCTGCAAAAATTGATAAGTGGTTGATAGTCAACATATTAAAAATCATTGAGTGATGGATTTAACTCTGAGATGAGTTCTCTTTCGCGCTGGTAAGCAGCTTTGCGACCACGGACAACTTCAAGAACCTCATAGTAGATGGTCTCATTTGTCTCACGGATGAAATTGCACATCGTCCAGTCCTTGTTTTCCTTCATGGCACGGGAGATATGTTTCTGAACACGAATCTTAACAGATTTCCAAAATGCTCGACCTTGAGAAACCGTAAGTCCGATATATGTATCGTCACCACCGCTCACACGGTAAAGAACGTAGTTTCTATCTTTTCTTTTCTTTCTCATTATAGGTATATTATATACTATAAATGCCATTTTGTACAGGACTTTAACCCACTGAGTATCAACAGGTTATGAAAGAAAATTAGAGAGAAACCAAAAGTTTACTAGTTGTTCACTATCAATGACTTACGAATACGTTTCAATTCTTCAAGCAAATGAGAGTAATTCTCACTATATTGGAGTTCTATTTGATAGTCTTTAAGAAAATCTCTTTTGAGGACTTTATTAAAGTATGTTTCGAATAACTCCTTTGAGGGCAAGTTATCTTCTTTACCCAACATTGATTGAATCATGTATTCAGTATTATTATATGTGTCCATATATCTCATATACTAAACCTATTACTTTTTTATACCAGAGAAGTTTCTAATCTTCTCAAATTCTATCTTAGCAGGAAATTTACCTTCTAGTAAATCTTGCTTGTGTGATATCACAAATACATTTGAATCATCCCTTAGTGTGAAAAGGATTTTAAGGAGGTTATCAACTCCATCTGCATCCATACTTGAATCAAATGTTTCATCCAATATCAAAAGATTGGTATTGGCTGAGTTCTTCATCTTGGCTATCTGTCGCCAAGCAAAGAGAAGAGCCAAATCAATTCTTTGTTTCTCACCTTCAGAAAATGAATCATAAGAGAAGTCATCTCTATGCCTTGACTTGATTGTCTCATTAAAAGAATCATCGAGGTTGAATGAAACAAAGAAATCTAGCACCTGTAAATATTGATTGATAAGTTTATTCATCACAGGCAGATATTCACGAATGATCTTTGTCTTTATTCCTGTGTCCTTTAATAACTCAAAGATCGCCTCGATGTATGTCTTAACATGATTCTGTGATTGCTGTTTCTTATTCAAATCTATAATAGACTCTTCATCATTCTGCAATTCCTTTTCAGAACCACTTGTATCTACCGAATCAATTGCGTCTGCGGATTCTAATGAATCTACTTGTTCCTGGCAATGTTGAATAGTGCCTTGATTCATACGAATATCTGTACGAAGCTTGTCCAAATTCTTCTTCTTAATATCTAAAGAATCGAGGGTTTTCCGAAGTGAAAAATCGTCCTTTTCTAATGATTCTAGGGTGCCTTGAATAACACTAGCCGATTCTTTTATGCCTGATTTCTTAGATGCTTTTAATTCATCAGAGATAGTCTGATCACAAGTTGGACAGCAGTCGTTATCCTCAAAGAACTTTGATTGCTTCATCAATGATTTTAGATCGTGGTTGCATGTGTTCTTCTCAAAGCCTATGTTCTTTCTTCCCTCTGTCGCTTCTCCTATAAGAGAACTAAGTTCTGGCCACTTTTCATCAAACTCTTCTTGCAATTCTGTGTTTCTCTTTTCAAGAAGTTCTTTCTCATCTTTCAAAGATTTAATCTTCTTTGTATTCTTAA